GGGAAATAGAGCCACAACTTAAAATCCCACAAGCTTTTAACAAACTGTATTCAGAAGATACATCTAAGAGTAAAGCCCACAGTAGTAAAATAATGTGGGCTATTGCTCTTTTGGTTGATAACTCAGAGGCTAACAAATTTAGAAATTTAACTTTTGATGATAGACAACAGCTAATTGCTGAAGATTATTTGCAAGATGCTAAGTTTGATTGGAGCAAGTATGATGAAATTAAAGAAGCTTATGAGGAGTTATCAATGAGTAAACTTGAGAAGAGTCTATTGATTTATATACAAAAGCTTGAGCAAAGGAATAAGTTTGTTAAAGATCAGGTGTATACAATGGATAATGCTTCAGACCTTGATAAGATGATTACCTCTACTAAAGGATTATTTGAACTTATATCAAAGCTGTCAGATCAGGTTAAGCAGGAGAAAGATAGCGGTACTACTAAAGCTGGATTGCAGGAATCAGGAATGGAATCTGGGGCATTTAATTAAAGTTTATGATAGAATCAAAGATATTTACTCGTATATTTAATAAGAAGAATTTTATAGTATCGGAGATTCCTAACTATCATCCTGATAGTCTTAAATATAGGAACTTCTGGAAGCTTCATATAAAAAGAATTTTTGAAGGGTGCTGGATACCTGATACTCAGGAAATTAACATAGATATTGCTGGTGCACTTGATTATGAGGAATTATCTAATAATATTAATCATAGCTGGAGATGGATTACTCCGGGATTATATTTTTATATTAATTTTGGAACTATTCTCCACAAGCCCGAAGATGCTCCAAGAACAATGCCTAAGTTTAAAATTAGACCTTATCTATCTGATTTAGAATTAGCTTTTTTCTATAATTGGATAGAGGCTCGTGGATTTAGTGGATTTGAGGATGATGATGAGTTTAGCTGTAATAGAGATATTCCTTTATTTGACAAAGGAAAAGTTCTTACAATGCACCCAACCTGTTATAAAGCTAATGGAGAAGTAAAAACTTATATTACAGCAAGAGAGTATCTTAGAAGATTAAATACAAGACCATTAGGTAGACCTTTATATTGGAATGAAGCAAAAAACCTTATGTTGCTGAGTGCCAGGGGCTTAGGAAAATCGTTTTTAGTTGCAGTTGGGGTAATTCTTCATGAAATTATAACAGATGGAGCTAAATATTATGATGAATCTTACACAAGTAACCCACCCAAAAATGAATTATTTGTAGGCTCAGGTATAGCAGCTAAGTCTTCAGACCTATTATCTAAGACAAAAGAAGCCCTTACCAACTTACCCGGTATATGGAAACAAGGTACTATAGATGAGAAACCCTCTCCATTATACAAGCACATGAAAGGAACTCTTCAGCCTAATAATATGAAGAATCCTTGGAGACATGCTTACGATAAAAAAATTGGGGGGGAGTGGAAAGAAGATGCTGGTGGAAGTGGTAGTAATATTAAACACGGTGTATTCACTGCTGAAAATCCAGAAGCTTCTGCTGGAGGTAGGTACTCAGTACTTGTTATAGAAGAGGTAGGACTTACAGATAGAATCTTAACAGCACATGGTAGTAGTGATGCTACTATGAGAACAGATGGTACAGATAAGTATGGTAGTGCTATTTACATTGGAACAGGTGGAAATATTGAGAAAGTAGTTGGAGCTGAGATTATATTTAGAGACCCTGCTGGATTTGATATGCTGGAGTTTGAAGATGAATGGGAGAATACGGGGTCTATAGGATGGTTTATACCAGCCTACTATGCTGATAGAGGGTATAAAGATGAGAATGGTAATACTAAAATTGCAGAAGCTTATGCTCACTATGAGCAGAGGCGTGTAGAGAAGAAAAAAGCTAAGTCTGGTAGTGCCCTTGATTTGGAAATGATGAATTATCCATTAATTCCATCAGAGATGTTTCTTAATAAAGGAGCTAATAACTATCCTTTAGCAGATTTAAAACACAGACTTGCTGAATTAATGACCAATGATAAAATATTAAATGCTACCTACAAGGGAAGGTTTGTAATAAGTGAAGATGGGGAGGTTAAGTGGAATAATGAGGATAAAACTCCTATTAGAGAATACCCACTAAAGACTGATAATGTAGAAGGGTGTGTTGAAATGTTTTTTCTGCCTCAAAGAGATGCTACAGGTTCTATACCATATGGAAGATACATTGCTGCACTCGACCCAATTGATGATGATGATAATACAGATAATACACTCTCTCTACAATCATTCTTTATATTTGATCTATGGACTGAAAAGATAGTATTAGAGTATTCAGCAAGGACTAAATTTGCTAAAGACTTTTATGAGCAATGTAGAAGAGGATTACTTTACTATAATGCAAGATTGTTATATGAGAATCAAAAGAAAGGTGTATTTACATACTTTGATGCAAAGAATAGTTTATACCTGCTTGAAGATACTCCACCTGAATTAAGAGATATGGATATGCAAAGAGGTTCTACTGTTGGTAATAAAGGTAAAGGAGTTTATGGAACTCCCGGTATTAATAAGTGGGGTAGAGCTGAATTAGGCCCTGCTTGGATGAATAGCCAAGCAGTTGGTAGACCAGAAGGAGTTAGTAACGCTTCAATCCAACTATCTGTTGGATTAATTAGAGAAGCTATCTTTTACAGCCCTACTATGAATGCAGATAGAATCTCAGCATTTGGATTGTTAATGATATTCAGAGAAGTAAGGATTAAATACAGGCCTGAGAAAGAAGCTAAAGCCAAGGCATCCTATACACAAGATAAATTCTTTCAAAGAACTTATGGCTATAGACAACAAAATAAATCAGCATTTTCATAAAGAATTTGTTGTAATCAGATAAATAAATTAGTAATATTGTAAGTTTTATGAGAGTAAAAGTTCCAGAAGATGTTTTAGTTAAAGTGTATGAGTTACGTGACCCCCGTGATGAGGAGTGTAAACCGAGGTATATTGGGATTACTATAAAAGATTTAAATAGTAGATTGTCAGGGCATTTAACAAATTATTCATTAAAAACAAAAACACATAAAAATAATTGGATAAGAGACTTGTTAAAAGAGGATGTTAAACCAACAATCCACTTAATAGAGGAGGTAATAGGGTGGAGTTATGCCTGTGAAGTTGAAAAGTATTATATTAAAGAATTTAAAGATCAAGGATACAATTTGACAAATGTTACAGATGGTGGAGAAGGGTCTGTTGGAATAATTGTGAGAGAAGATACGAGAGCTAAATTAAGTAAGAATAGTTCTGGAAGTAATAATCCTATGTTTGGAAAAAGTGGTGAACTTAGCCCATGTTGGGGAAGAAAACAGTCACGAGAAGAGATAGAAAATAGAATTAAATCCTCACGAAACACTTTTCTAAAAAAGGAGCTTGTTGAAGGAGCCGGTGTATATTTTGTTAATAGGTCTAAAAGATGGTGTTCCTGCATAAGAATAAATGGTAAAAAATATTCTCTCGGTAGTTATGGAAATAGAGGAGATGCTGAAAAAGTCTATAAAGAAGCATATTTAATAAGAAGCTCAAATTGTTTAGATTTTGATAGTAGGATAACCGAATTAATTAAAAAATACACCGACATAGAGTGGTGCAGGAAACTAAAAAATAAATCACCACAAGTTAATTTTAAACCTCAATATAAACGATGGATTGTAAGAATATCTGTTTTATCAAATAGAAGGCATATAGGAATGTATCCAACTAAAGAAGATGCTGAGAATGCTTATATAGATGAAGCAAATAAGGTAATTACTAATATATTACTTACATATAAATTTAATATGGAAAATATAGAAAAAGAATTTTTAATTAGGAGGGAACTATAATGGTAATGCCTATATTGCGTGCACAATTTCCCAGTCAAAAGAAGTCTACATCTCAGAAGGATAAAGAGTGGCGTAAAGACTGTGTTAATGCCGGAATCACGCTTGCACTATATAATAGTGATAATAGGATGCGTGATACCAAGTATGGTATGAGAGCTAATTTCCGTCTATATGATGGGATATTGGACAATACTGATATTGAACGCACTGTAAATCCTTGGGGATTAGATACTAATACATTTCCTGCTGAAATGCAATGCTATCCAATAGCTACAAGTAAGATTAATTTACTTGTAGGTGAGGAAAGCAAGAGGAGATTTGATTGGAGATTAAGAGTTACTAATGATGATGCTGTTAGTGAGAAGGAGAAGTTTGTTAAGGAAACATTACTTAATAGGCTTACTGAACTTGCAATGACAGAGGGTATTAGTAAGGAAGAGGTTCAGCGTGAAGTAGCAGAACTTGAGAGATGGAAGAATTATGAAGCTCAGGATATTCGTGAGAGACTTGGTTCTCAAATACTTAACCACCTGTGGGCTGAGCAGAAATTAAAACTAACTTTCAATCAAGGATTTAAAGATGCTCTTATAGCAGGTGAAGAAATTTATTGTGCTGATATTGTTGGTGGTAAGCCAATACTTCGTAAAGTAAATCCACTAACCCTGTATGTACTTGGTATGGCAAACTCTCCTTATATAGAGGATGCTGATATTATAGTAGAGGATGCCTATCATTCACTTGGTTGGGTAATTGATAATTACTATGATTATCTTACACCAGATGAGATTGATGCTCTTGAAAAAGGTACTGGATTGCAGCCTCATGGTAGACCATTAATTGACTATCCCGATACAAGTGTACCATACTATCCATTTTCTACTGATGCAGATGGATTGATTAATGTAACTGATACTGGTTATGGTAATGCTGTATATGATACAGAGGGGAATGTAAGGACTACTCGTGTAGTATGGAAATCAAGGCGTAAGCTTGGTGTATTAACTTATCTTGATCCAGAAACAGGTGATGAGCTTGAAACTGTAGTAGATGAGAATTACAAGCCTAATAAAGCATTAGGCGAAAAGATTAAATGGTTGTGGATTAATGAATGGTGGGAAGGTACTAAGATTGGTAAAGACATCTTTGTTAAGATGCAACCAAGACCTATTCAATTCAGAAGGATGGATAATCTATCCTTATGTGGATCAGGTTATGTAGGAACTATTTATAATACCAACTCAGGTAAAGCTAAGTCATTGATGACAATGATGAAACCTTATGCTTATATGTATAATAAACTTGCCTATAGAGTAGACAAGGCTATTGCTAAGTATAAAGGCCCAATGATTGAGATGGATTTAGCTAAGAAGCCGGGAGAATGGGAATTGGATAAATGGTTATACTACGGTGAAGAAATGGGATACCTGTTTGTTGACTCATATAATGAAGGGGAGAAAGGTAGAGCTACTGGTAAATTAGCTGGTGATTTCAATACTACAGGTAAGATTTATAATCCTGACCTTGGTAATTACATTGTACAGAACCTTGAGATGATGCGTTACATTGAGGATTCTCTTGGTAACTCTGTAGGTATTACAAGACAACGTGAGGGTTCTATTGATAATAGAGAAACTGTTGGTGGTGTAGAAAGGTCTGTTACACAGAGTTCTCATAGCACTGAGGAGTTGTTCCTTATACACGACTTTACCAAATTACGTGCATTAGAAGCATTACTTGAGACTGCTAAATATGCCTATATGAATGGTAGTCAGGTAGCTCAGTATATGATGGAATCTGATTTAGCTCAGCAGATATTTACTATTGATGGTGAATTATTCTCAGAAGCTGATTATGGATTGGTCATGACTGATTCTGCTGCACAGACTGAACTAAAAAATGCTTTAGTACAACTTGCACACGCAGGTATACAGACAGGTAACTTGAACTTTAGTAGCTTTATGGATATTTATATGACACAATCTATTGCTGATACAAGACGTAAGATTGAGAGAGCTGAGATGGATAATATTCAACGTCAGCAACAAGAGGGTGAAGCACAACGTGAGCACGAGGCAAAGATGCTTGAAATGGAGCTTGAAAATCGTGAGGACATCCAAAGTCACGAGATTGAGAAATTACTTGTACAAAGGGAAACTCAACTTATGCTTAAAGGATTAGAGATTGATAATACTGCTACAGAACCACTTGAGGATAAAACTCCAGAACTTGAGGCTCAGGAGAGAATTAAAGATAAGGAGTTAAGATCTAAAGAATTAGTTGCTGAGAAGGATAGACTTTCTAAAGAGAAGTTGGCCAAAGCAGCAGAAGAAACTAAGGAGAGGATAGCTAAAATTAATGCCAGATCAAAACCTAAAGTAAGTAAACAATAATATATATGATAAAATTAGTAAGTGATACACTTGAATCAGCATTGAATGAGAGAATTAAGACAGAAATGGATTCTGCTCAAATTTATTATGCAATGGGTAGCTGGTGCAGGTATAATGGATTTAACAATGTAGCCGATTTCTTCTTTAAACATGGGGATGAGGAACAGACTCACGGTAAGAAGGTAATTGACTATCTTGATGATAAGAACTGTATGGCTAAGATTCCTACAGTTACTATGCCGGATATTTCTGGATACACTAATATTAAAGCAGTATTTGATATTGCATTTAAGCACGAGATGGATGTAACCAAAAGTTATAATGATTTAGCTACTGCTGCTCTAAAAGAGGTTGACCATGATGTGTATAGATTTGCACAAAGTGTTCTAAATGAGCAAGTTGAGGAACTTGCCACCTTCGACAATATCATTGATAAACTTGAATTACTTGGTGATGGGCCACAAGCAGCTTATCTATTTGACCACGACTTCGCACATTAATAAATTGGCTATAGGAAGTTTGTTAATAATGAAGATAAACTAAATATTAGTTGCATTAAAAATTAAATTAATATAAATTTGCACAGTTCTTAAAGAAGAAGAAGAGAATATGGATGAATTATTTGGAAATGTAAACCTAATGGGGGGTGATGACTTATTTGAAGTCCCTATTGGTTCAGAGACACCAGCCGTAGAGGTTGAAGAGTCTGCTGATGGTAAACCTAAGAAGGATACTCCAGCAGAAGAAGATGACAATTTTATAGAGATTACTGTTGGTAGTAAACCAGCAGATACAACAG